GCGATGGTAGTGCTCGACAGGGAATCGTATTTCTTGACCAGATTATTGATATTGAAAATCAAGAAACAGCCCTGCAGGCTATTGTTGATGCTACAGTCCAAGATTCTTCCATTAAAGATTTAATTCAGAAGCTTCTCCAGCCAGGAATTTCATGGAAAACATTAACCCCGATTATTAAGAGCCTGGATGAAGAGCCAGAGCAGATCAGAAGAGCAATTCTTGGATATTGTGAAAAGGTTATGCTTGATTCTCCTAATGAAAGACTTTGCAGTATTATTGAAATCTTCTGGGATAGTTGGACGTATGTCGGAAGAGCAGGGTTGATTCGATCATGCTACCGCGCATTAAATCTATAAAATTCATTTAAAACAAGTTATAATTAAATTGAAAGGTATATTATGTTCAATTCTGAATTTTGTCATCTTCATGTCCACAATGAATACAGCATTTTAGATGGATATGGATCTGCAGATTCTTACGTTAAAAAAGCTAAAGGACTTGGATTTATTGCTCTTGGCTTAACAAATCATGGTAATATTGATGGATTGATTCAATTTCAAAAAGCCTGCGATAAGATTGGTTTGAGTCCGATTCTGGGTTGTGAGGCATACATTGTTCCCAACTTAACAATAAAAGAAAAGAAAGAATCACGAGGCCACATCACTCTTCTTATCAAGAATCAAGTTGGATATGAAAATCTGTGTAAAATGCTGTCTAAAGCGAATTTGGATGGGTTTTATTATAAGCCCAGAATTGATTTTGATCTCTTGATAAATAACTGTGAAGGTTTAGTGATCCTTACTGGATGCGGTTCATCTTTTTTGAATCTGCCCGGTGGGGAAGACTGCCTGACTGAGATATACAAAAAACAGCCAGAAGATATTTACTTTGAAATTATGCCTCACAATTTGCAATCTCAAATTCAGATCAATGAAAAATGTGATTATCTTTCTAAGCAATATTCGTTAAAATATGTCGCAACCAATGATTGCCATTTTATAGATTATGAAGATCATACAGTACATGAGGTTCTTCTTGCTGTGCAGACTAATGCAAAATGGAATGATTCTAACCGATTCAGATTTGAAGTCAAGGGTTTGCATTTGAGAACAGTACAAGAGATGATCGCCACATTTAAAGAACAGGGATATTTTGATAGAAAATTCGTAATTGAAGCAATAAAAAATACCATGGAAATTGTAGAAAAATGCAAAAACTTCCGGATCATCAAAAAAGAAATGTATCTTCCTCAAGTTCCAGGTTATGAAGATAAAAATCCCTCCGAATTCCTTTATGATCTCTGCGAAAAAAGGTTGTTAGAACTGTCAAAGGCAGAGAATTGGACAATTGAAAAACTGAATTTCTATTTCGAAAGATTATCTTCGGAATGGAAACTCATCAATGATAAAAAATTTGCACAATATTTCATGATTGTATGGGAAACGGTGAAATGGTGCAGAAAAAATAATATTCTGACCGGGCCCGGCAGGGGCTCCGCCGGGGGAAGCCTTATTGCGTATCTTCTTGATATCACTTGCGTAGACCCTATTTCTTATGGATTGTTATTTTCAAGATTTATTGCAGAAGACAGGATTGATTATCCAGATATTGACACGGACTTCGAGGATAGAAAAAGAGACCAGGTTAGAGAACATCTCGAACAATTGTATGGCAAAAATAACGTAACTTCTATTTCTACCTTCCTGACAATGAAAGGAAGAGCAGCCATAAGAGACGTGGCAAGAGTATTTGAATTACCAATGAAAGAAACAGATGAATTTGCCAAATCTATTGAAAGTATTGAAGATGACAATCATGATTCGATTGAAAGATGTATTGAAAAAACAGATATTGGTAAATCTTTTAACACAAAATATCCCGAACAAGTTAAAATTGCTATAAAATTGGAAGGCCAAATCCGCGGTCAAGGACAACATGCAGCTGGAGTGGTAATATCAGCAGATGATCTTACACAGGGATCGCGAGGAAATTTGGTTGCCAGATCAAATCAAATTGTTATTAACTGGGGAATGTCGGATTCAGAACATGTTGGCTTGGTAAAACTTGATATACTGGGATTAAATGCTCTCTCGATTCTATCTGAAACAAAGAAATTAGTATTGGAAAATACTGGATTAAAAATTGATTTTCCAAAAATTCCATTAAATGATCCAAAAGTTTATGCCGAAATTTCTGCGGGGAATACTACCGGAGTATTTCAGTTAAATACCTGGTCAACGTCAAAGCTGGCAAAAGAAATCAAGTGTAAAAATATTTTAGAATTGAGTGATATTATTGCTCTTGTAAGACCGGGGCCAAGCGACAGTGGCATGACGTCTGATTATATAAAAAGAAAAGAATCCGGACATAGAAGAAAGGAAACGAAAGAATATGAAGAAATCGTAGGCACTACTCATGGTATTATTATTTATCAAGAACAGATTATGCAGGTAATTTACAAAATTGGTGGATTGTCCTATTCTGTTGCCGATAAAATTAGAAAAGTTATTTCCAAGAAAAGAGACGTAAAACAATTTGAGCCCTTTAGAATTATGTTTTTGGAAGGATGTGCAAAAAAGAAAATATTTTCCCAGCAGCAAGCTGAGAAGTTTTGGGAGATGTTGCTTGCTCATAGCCGTTATAGTTTCAATCTATCTCATAGTGTTTCCTATTCTATTTTGGCTTATTGGACCGCATGGTGCAAATATTATTATCCCACAGAATTCATTTGTGCCAATTTGTCTTTTGGATCAGAAGGGAAAAAGGAAGAAATTATCAAAGAAGCAAAAAGAATCGGATTAAATATCGTGTTCCCCAAAATTGGAGTTTCTGATCCTTTGCTTTGGAAAGCAAAAGACAATAATCTTTATATCCCATTTGTGGAGATAAAAGGCATTGGTGAAAAAACAGCTTTAAGTGTCCCAGTTGAGAGAAAAGAAAAACCAAAAAATGAAAAAACACCGGTTGTTGTAAAACCAACACTAAAAGGATTCTTCTTCTCAACTCCTGAAAAGAGAAAAGAAGTAAAGATTGAAAAAGAGAAAGAAGAATCAAAATCCAAGCTTGAAAAGGTCTTGGAGGACATTGAAAAAATAGTCGAGGCTGGAGATCAAGATAGGCTAAAAAAATATTTTACCTTTGATATTTCAATCAAAAAAGAAGAAAAATTGAAATATCACTTACTTATGAAGAAAGTTCCAATGGCATTTACTGATCAAGATTTATCTAAAATCCAAAAACTTGATTTACCCCGGGATTATATGAAAGGAGTGATTCAGAAGAAATCTTATTCTCTGTCATCCGAATTAATAAACTGTACAGATTGCAAGCTTTGTTATGAAACTGTTTATGGACCAGTAGAACCTTCTCCAGGAACTTATAATGTTATGGTTGTCGGAGAAGCCCCGGGAGCAGAAGAAGATGAAAGGGGAGCAGGCTTTATTGGCAAATCTGGCGAATTGCTTTGGCAAAAATTGTCGGTCCATAGACTTCAAAGAGAAGATTTTCACATTACAAATGTTTGTAAATGCTACCCTTCTCAAACTAAAACCCCAACAATTGACCATATAGATATTTGTAGAAAATGGATTGAAGATGAAATTAAACAAACGAATGCTTGTCTTATCCTTTCTTTTGGGAATACCGGATTGAGATTCTTCACTGGGAAAGATAGCGGCATTACTTCTTTAAATGGAACGACTGTATGGTCAGAAGAATTCAATGTTTGGATATGTTGGTGTATCCATCCCTCTTCTGTTTTGAGAAATCCTGGTAATAAAAGATTATTTGAAGATGGGATAAGAAATTTCTCAGAAAAAATTGCAGTACTTGGGGATTTTATTTAAAATTTTGTCTAAAGCAGGTTATAATAAAATTGAAGGAGAAAAATTATGGGGTACAAAGAAGATTTGGAAATTGATAAATTTGCACTTGATGAAGAATGGTTAAAACAAGCTTCTTGTTTTATGAAATATGCCGAATCAACAGTTGAAGCCGAGGATAAAAGAGATAGATGTAAAGAAAGATTGGTCCTGGTTGAAGCAGAAATGGGAAGCAAGATCCGCACGGATCCTCAGCTATTTGGTCTGAAAGAAAAAACAACAGAAGCTTCCATTAAAGAAGCTTTATTACAAACCGTCGAATATATGGAAGCCAGTGATAATTATCTGAGCGCGGTAAAAGAAGCCAAAATACTCGGTATTTCAGTGCAAGCATTTGATCATAAGAAAAGAGCTTTAACTAAATTAACAGATCTATTTCTTTCCAATTACTGGGCCGGGCAACCAGGAGAGCAAGAAATAAAAATGCTTGATAAAAACTGCGGGGCAAAAGAGCAGCAAACATTAGAAACAAATCCAAGATTGCTCGAGAGAAAGAAAAGAATACTATGCGAAAGGGAAAATATCAATGAAGATAACAGTTGATGCCCTTTACTACGGTGCCATATCATTTATCGCTTTATTTGGTTTATATCTTCTCGTAAGAGTTTTAACCAAAGCAGCATTTAAAAGTTATTTTGAAACAAAAAAAGAGTTTAATAATCACAAAAAAGAAAAGGAGGATAACCATGAAGTTTGATCGTATCAAAGCAAAAGAACAATTGGCAAAAAGAACAGAGGATAACTATAACAGAAAGGATGGTGATCTCAATTTTAAATTTTTTAATCCGGCCGTGGAATTGAAATTATGGCAACCAAGGCCTACAAAAGACACTCCCCATCTAATAGATATTATCCCATTTCTTGCGGGTAAGAATTACCCCATGCTGAATCCTCGCAATCCAGTCAAAGAAGGAGATTATTGCTATGTTTTGGAGTTGTATGTTCATCAAGGTATTGGCCCAGGGAAGGCATGGGTAATTTGCCCTTCCAAAAATTACAAAAAACCTTGTCCTATTTGCGAAGATATTGATGCCCGAGTTGCCGAAGGCGAAGAATATGATACTTACTCGGCTATTGCTTTAAAGCGTCGATGTGTTTATAATGTTCTGGTTTACAGCAATAATGAAGAGAAAAAAGGCGTTCAGATATGGGAGGTATCTCATAAATACTCCGAGAAGCCGATTCTTCTCCAGGCACGATCCCCTCGCACTGGTGGGTATGAGCCATTCTCTGACGTTGATAACGGGAAAAGCATTTCCTTTGAAATTGCTAATGATGAATATAAAACAGTACAAGGCCACAAATTTGTTAACCGTGATTACAAGATTTCCGATGATATATTGGATCAAGCAAAAACATTGGATGAAATAGTAAAAGTTTATTCATATGATGAGATTTCAAAGATGTACTTCAGTCATAGTGGACAGGAAAATGAAACCGATGAGGTGAGTTCGACCAGACGTGAAAGCCGCACCGAGGAGAAAAAAGAAGAGAAAATAGAGGCATCCATCCTTGGCACTGGATGCCCTGCAAATGGTAAATTTGGAGAAGACATTGATCAGCTCGATAATTGTAATAACTGCAAACAATACAATTCTTGTGCAGCAGAGAATGAAGAAATTGAAAAAAAGAAACGTCAAGCCAGACAACAGAGAATGACTCAAGAATCTGGTACAGAGAATGGGGGAAGAATTGCGAGACGCCAGAGGGGAGAATAATTTCTTTTCAGCCGGGGCTCCTTTTGGAGCCCCCCCAAAAGGAGCTTGAAATGGCAGTATTAAAAAGAAGAGCAGTAGAAGAAATTGCTGAAGAAATCGTTAAAGTTACAACTGAAGAGAAAGTTGTTGAAAAAAAAGAATACAATTACAAACAGATGATTTCGACAGGCTCTACTCTACTTGATCTTGCAATTTCTGGGGGAAGAAGTGAAATTGGAGGAATACCCGGAGGAATCATTGTTGAAATCTTCGGCCCATCTGGATCTGGTAAAACAGCAATTCTATCTGAAATGAGCGCATCTACTCAAAAAAGAAATGGAGAAGTAATATTTCTTGATCCCGAAGCAAGATTGGATCAGGAATACGCCAGAATCTATGGAATGAAGCTTCCTGAAGAAAATTATTACAGGCCCGACACAGTAACCGAAGTTTTCGATCTGATTGGTCAATGGAAACCAAAAGATGAAAATGCTATAAATCTTGTTGCAACTGATTCCTTGGCAGCTTTATCCACGGAGTTGGAAATGGAAAAAGGTGACAAGATGGGAATGAGAAGAGCAAAGGAATTTTCCCAAGGATTAAGGAAAACGGCCCGAATCATTGCCAATAAAAATTGGATTATTGCCTGTAGCAACCAAGTCAGGGAAGGAGATTATGGAGAAGTGACCCCTGGGGGTCAAGCTATCCCTTTCTATTGCTCATTAAGAATAAGAGTCTCGCAAGTCGACAAAATTAAAAAAGCTACAACAATGGGCAAAAAAGTCATCGAAAAAGTTATTGGCATTGAAAGCAAATGCTTCATCAGAAAAAGCAGTATTGACGACCCTTACCGCGAATGCCCGATTTATATTGTTTTTAACTATGGAGTCGACGATTTGAGAGGCAATCTCCAATATAACAAAGAAATGACTGGTAATACAGTTTATGATTGTTTAGATGGGAAAACTTACCAAGCCATCGACAAGGCCATCGCTTATGTTGAAGAAAATAGTTTGGGAAACCTGGTTAAGAAACAAACAGTTGAAATTTGGAATGAAATAGAGAGAAAATTTCAATTTAATCGACAAGCGAAGCAGAGAATATGAATGAATATTTTGTTATAATTGATTCTAATTATCTGTGTTATGTCAATAAATTTGGTATATCAAAGGGGATGGAATATCTTGGATCTCCCACTGAAATCATCTATGGATTTTTCAGACAAATACTCTTTTTGGCTAAGCAATTTGAAACTTCGCATTTTGCGTTTTGTTGGGATTCTAAAATTTCAAAAAGAAAAGAAATCCTTGCTGAATATAAAGGCCAGCGAAGAATTGATCTAACAGAAGATGAGAAGGAATCAAATAAAATTGCTTACCGGCAGTTTTCTATAATTCAAGAAGAAGCATTGCCAATGTTTGGATTCAAAAACATCTTCTCTCAGGAAGGATACGAAAGCGATGATTTAATTGCCCACTTGGTGCAGACCCGAACTGGCAAGAATATTGTAGTGACAAGTGATAATGATTTGTATCAGCTGCTTGATCATTGTTCCCTTTACAATATCGTTAAGAAGAGTTCCACAAATCTTGAAATGTTCAAAAAAGAATATGGGGTAGATCCTGTTCAGTGGATCAAAGTAAAAAGTTTGGCAGGATGCGTAAGTGACAACATTCCCGGGATTGAAGGGGTTGGTGAAAAGACTGCAATTAAATTTATTACCAATACTCTCAAACCCGGAAAAATAATGGATAGAATTCTTTCTTCTGCCGAATTGCAGCAGAGAAATGAGTGTCTGGTCAAGTTGCCATTTGATGGCTTAGACCCCCTTCCTATCAGAAAACCAGCATCTTATTTCTACGATGATTTTGAAACAGTTTGCGAAAAGTATGGATTCCAGTCATTTTTATCTGGCAACTACTTGAAAGATTGGGAAAGAATATTTTCTTTGAAATAATTTTCTAAAACATATTATAATATAAATAGAAGGATATAATATAGAGGAAATCGATGAAATAAAGAACCTCAAAGATTTAATGAGAAGATGTTCGCAATGTAGAGAAAGGACAGCCTCAATATGATCAAATCAGTAGAAATCAAAAACTTCCAGAGTCATAAGAACACTCATATTGAATTTGATCCTGGCTTGAATATTATTTCTGGCCCTTCTGATTCTGGGAAATCAGGAGTCCTCCGAGCATTAAGTTGGCTCATTAAAAATCGGCCTTCTGGGAATTCCATCAAATCCTGGCAGTCAGGGAAAAAGGATTCTGTAGAAGTAGCGATTGGCCTGCCTGAAGGAACAGTTCAGAAGATAAGATCCAACGACAAAGCCTTTTACATTCATCCCATCATTGGTAATCTCGAAGCTGTTGGAAGAGATGTGCCTTCTGAAATCAGCGAACTATTAAATCTAACTGATTTCAACATTCAACCCCAACACGATCCTTACATGCTTCTAAATTCATCTCCAGGACAAGTTGCAAAACTCCTGAATGACTTGGTCGGGCTATCCTCTATTGACTCGTCCTTGAAAGCTTTGAACTCGGATACAATAAATCTAAAAAGAAAAGTAGAGTCCGACCAGGGTATCATCTCAAATTGCGAAAATGAAATTGAAAAACTGGCTTGGGTTGACGATGCCAAAATCGGGCTTGAAGAGCTTCAAAAAGATGTTGATCATGCTCAAGTAATTTATAGGGAAATTGGAGAGGTCGAAAATAAACTGAGGACAATTTATCAGGCTCAAGAAGAACTCCTCAAATTTGGTCTTATAACGCGTTTAAATGGGGAATTTGAGGCCGTAGTCAGGTTAGTGAATATTTACAAAGAAAAAGTTGCCAGCATTGGCAATCTCGCTAAGCTTTCATTGACCATTTCAAATGCGGAAACCAATCTCCAGTCGGAACAAGAATGGTTGAGTATTGAAAAGCCAGTTTTGAAAATAGACGGCTTTATAAAATCGCTTCATGATAAAATCATCACCCAAAATGAAGTATCTGCTCTGTTGTCTAAAATCGAAATGTTCGGCAAAGATGTTGATCGATATGAAAGAGAAGTTTCTCAAAAAGAAAAAGAACTTGATGATTATCTACATTCAGTTAAAGTGTGCCCTGTTTGTTTCCAGACCATTAGCGAAGAAGCCATTGCAAGGATGAAGAAATGAAAATACTCTGTATTGGAGACTTACATATTACCGGGGACAAGCCCGAAAATCGCAAAGACAATTACTGGGAGACAGTCAAGAAAAAGCTTTGCTTCATTCTTGGTATTGCAAATGAACAAAGAGTTGATCTCATTGCGTCTCCAGGAGACTTCACCGACACTCCAAATCTTTCGTATCTGGAATTTGGTGAATTGGTCTATTTATTGAAGAACCATTTGAATCCAGAAATTAAAATTCTGGCAACATACGGCCAGCATGATATGCGTTACAGGACAAAACCCAATACAGCATTGAAAGCATTGACAGAAAGCGTAGACAACTTCATCGTCATAACAAAAGAAAGCAGTCCTTACCGTTTTGGAGATATCTACTTTTATGCTTCGGCTTACAACGAAGAAATCCCAGACAAGAAAAACCCAGAAAACAAAGCCTTATTTCATGTCCTTCTGACCCACAGGATGATTATTGAAGAAAAGTTATGGGCACAACAGACAGAATATGAAGCTGCTAATTTATTCTTGAGGCAAAATGATTTTGAACTCATCGTCAGCGGAGACAATCACCAGTTCTTTTGGTCTCATACTCCGGGAGGCCGATGGCTCATTAATTGTGGAGCTATGATGAGGAACAAAATAGACATGGTTGATTTTCATCCTTCCATTGTTTTGTTTGACACAAAGACAAGAGTAGCCGAAACAATAGAAATATCTGTAGATCCTCCAGAAGAGGTATTCAAAATGGAAAAGGTAGAAATTGAGAAAGAGCGCAATGAAAAGCTTGATGCTTTTATCTCTGGTCTTGATCAGCCGAAAGAAATTGCGCTTTCTTTTGAGGATAATCTAATCGCCTATATAAAGCAGAACAACATTGACAAAGACGTGGCTCAAATAGCATTATCATCACTCGGGAGGTAATATGGAAGACATCACAAAGAATCTTGCAAAAATCAAAACTCAGATTGCAGAAGCTAAGAGAAATGAGGCTGTCCAAGAAGGCAGACTCCAGGAAGCAATGAAGCAGCTTAAAGAAGCTTATGGTTTGACATCTGTTGAGGAAGCAGAAAAGGAACTGGAAAAGATCAAAGAGGAAAGTAGGTCTCTGGAGGTAGAAATTCAAAAGAAATATAAAAATCTGCAGGAGCAATACTCATGGTAGATTTGAAACCCATGCGAAGTTCCATTGACCAGAAGATGGGGCAGAGAAGCCTTTTGTCGCAACAAAAGCTGAAAGCAGAAGAATCCATTGCATTTAATTCATCGCTGCTGGAGAAAACTCTTCAAGCAAGGGCCATTATCCAAACAGTAGCAAAAAATACCCAGTCTCAAATTGAGTATCACATAAGTGGACTTGTTACCATGGCGTTGGCTTCTGTGTTTCCTGATCCTTATGAGTTTCAGCTTAAATTTGTCGAACGAAGAAATTCAACCGAAGCAGATTTGATATTTAAAAAGAATGAAAATGAAACTGACGATATTTTGAACAATGGCGGCGGCGGGGTAGCTGATATTGCATCTTTTGCTTTTAGAGTTGCTTTGTGGTCTTTGAAAAAATCCAGAGCAACATTTATTCTCGATGAACCTGACAAATTCCTACATTCTCCTGTTTACCAAGAGAAAGCATCTCAAATGATGAAAGAATTATGCAACAAATTGGGAGTTCAAATCATTATGGTATCTGACCAAAATACACAACAAGAAAATGCGGACAAGAATATTCGTATTACTATGTGCAATGGAATTTCGGAGGTTGTTAATGGGTAAAGGAGGGAGTTGCGAAAGAGAAGTTGCTGCAATGCTATCATTGTGGTGGACCGAAGGGAAACGAGATGATGTCTTCTATAGATCCCATGCTTCAGGAGCGCGCTTCACTCAACGCAGGAAGAGCGGCAAGGACACAATAAATCAGAGTGGAGATATTACTTGTACTGATCCGGAAGGACAATCATTTATAGATGTATTTTCCATTGAAATTAAAAGTGGATATTCTGGGAGAAAAAAAATAAAAGATGATAATGGTAAACTTATCTCAACAGAAATGATTCGTTGGGATGTTTTGGATTTTATTGACAGCAAACAGAAGGAACCTACCATTCAACAGTTTTGGAATCAAGCTGTCAATGATGCTGATAAAAGCAATAAAGTCCCTCTGCTTATCTTTAGGCGTAATGGCCGTACTTTGTGTATTGCTATGCAGAGGGTATTATCCCCGACACTAATTGAATTCTTTAATGTCCCTTCAGTACAAATTCTATATACAAACGAACTTGCAATTATGTCCCTCAAAGATTTCTTTGAATGGATACCTAATATACGAAGTATATTGCCTGTTATATCAACTGCTCCCATTCCACCTATTTCAGATGCATTAAAATTTATAAAGGAGGAATCTTCAATGGCAGCTAAAACCTCGCCCAAGAAGAAAGAAGAGCCTAAAAAGGGTCCTAAGAAAACTCCCAAGAAAAAGTAATTAACAAATGGGAGCAGTTAATTACTTATCCTGAAAGGAGTCCTTTTCATGCCTCAACTTTGGAAATGTCATTTTTGTAATGCAACTTGTACCACAATTTCTGCTGATAACACAGCTCCTTTGTGTTGGAATCATGGCGACAAACCGAATAAAATGAATAAGATTGGACTAAAAGAAAATAGATTTGATCCATCACTAAGAAAGAATATTGTTGAAAAACCAAATCCTGAACTATATACAAAATCACTTACTGTCGATGAACTAAAGAAACTGAGGACTCCTGGAATACCTACGGGAGAAAACATCAAGGATACCTCAGGAGAGATATTATGAAAATGAAAGAACGGGGGATGAAAGTAACGAAAATACACTGGTACGAATGTCCCTCTTGCAAGTCAATGTATAAATATCCATGTCGGTGTGACTGTGGGACTTCCAAACAGGTAGTAAAACAAAAAATTGACAAGCCGGAGGTAAAATAAAATGGGGCTAAGAACCGCACTTGTAAAGCTAATGACTGACAATCCGTATGACGAGCAGATGGAGGCAGTCGAGAGGGTGCTGAAAGAGTTTGCACAGATCAACGAGATTCTATCCAGCGTCGGGAAGATGTCAAACACCCTGGAGAATGACCAGATGCAGCAATCCCTTGAGCTGTCAGGGATACGATCCAGATTAGATGGCCTAACAAAATCCGTCACCACAAACAACCCTGTCGGAGTATCAATCAACTGGCAGTTGTTCCCTGCATGGGCGAAATGGATTGCGATAGGAGACAATGGAGTTTGGTTCTGGTATTCTGAACTCCCGGCGATTGCAGGAGAATGCTGGGGATTTTCTGGGGATGGCACCTGGGGAGTTATCCCTGCTCAGTATTGTCCGGTGGCTGTAGCTGATAAAGATGCATTGTTTAGAAGGCCAAACTCCCTGTAAACATAGGTGGTGAAATGTCCAATACTATACCTGAAGGTGGTGCATGTAGGTGTAAATTAAAGCGTTCTCAAAAGAAGGAGTTCGTTGTTCGTCTTCTTGAAAAGAATCCGGGGTTGACCACCGAAATGATAGTGAATATCTCAAAGATTAGCAAAACCCATATAAATAGGATTAAAGCCTGGATCAAAAAAGGAGATAAGAAAGCAGTTTTAGATAGATACTCTTTACCTGAGATATCCTCTTCTGCTGAACGAGTTTTATGTTTAGGGCCATGCCATGAAGAGGATTTTTATTTTCTTTCAACGGATAGAATAAGAAATAGATTATGCAATACATGTAGAGAGTTTCTGAAACACGAGGGTTCATTTACGGAATATAAAGTTGGCTTTTAGATATCAGGAGGGGAAATGAGTAGAATCTTTGAACATCCAAACATGAACGATTTTGCATGCCCTATTTGCGGGACACAAGAAGACAAAAGGGTCGTACTGGTGCCTATACAGGGAACACGGGAAGGAGTCATGGTCGAATGCGAACAGGTACATCTTGATTGTCTTCTGAATGGCCTCATGTAT